TCGATTGCTATATGCTTATGTTCTTTTAAATCAGGAAATGTTTCTGGGCATACCCACTCAGTTGCTGCACTAAACATTACTTAACAATGCCCCATGAGTTTTTCTTTTCTTCTTTCACTTCTTCAGGATAATCCCTATCAATAGCCATGTCAATATAATGTTTAGCTTTTAGTAAATCTTCTTTTTGATTTTTCTGTTTGTGCCTACACAAATATTTTATTGCATTACCTTCTGCAAACGGAATATTATTTTTATTTATAAATTCCGATGGCTGAATCACCATAGATTTATAGTGACTCCCTCCTATCTGCTTTTGATATATTTTATCCTTCATTAGTACATTCCTTAATTAATCTTTTAATATAATACTCATGTCTTCTTGCTTTAACTTCTGGACGTTGGAGATATGCTTTATCCCATGCTTTACCCTTCTCACTTTGTCTCCATTTTTTTCTTGCTCTTTTTCTGGATTCTTCAGACCAGGGATTCTTCATCGTTTTCCTAACTCCCATCTTCCTTCTGAAGCTAATGTCCAGTAATCATAAATGGCTCTACTGTATGCAGTATATTTTAATCTGAGTTGCACTTCATAATCTTCTTTACGAGTCATAGTTAAATCTACAACTACGTTGTCGAATGTTAATCCTTTTATGGTATGTATGTTTCCATATTTAACTCTGATGTTTTTATTAAAATCCACTCCCTTTCTTAAAACATCTTTTATATATCTCATTCGCATGTCATGTTTATCAACTCTCTTTCGTATAAGATCAAAGTCTCTATGTTGTTTACAATCATTTTTTAAGTATTTCTTTTCTATTAACTGATCTACAGTATAATCTTGTTTTATCCAGTCGTCAAATTTTGAAACTTCTCCCTTTCCAAATATTTTAATTTTACCTGAGAGATATTCCCAGAACTCTTTGATCTGCGTAAGACTCATAGGTTTCCCATTTAAAAAATCTTTCCATAAATAATGTGCTCTTAATTCTTTTTTAGATACGAAAGGAGAACTATCTATATGAGAAAACTCGATAGCGTTTTCTATAAAGAATCTTCTTATCTTTGTATCACTTGGAGTTCCTCTAAATGTAAATAAAAATGTTTCATTGGTATTATGAATTTTATTTAGTAAAATACTTAAGTGACTACAACCATTGAGATTAGGTAGATAATATTCATTGCCATAAATAAACTGTCCTATTTTTTCAGGATAACCATGTCTGTCGGTATATTTAGCAGCGGTCCATACTCTACTATACCCATACTTATCCCAGATAGGTTTAATAATTTGTTTGCATTTTTTATTAACTGCTACACTACATCTTTTTCCTTCTTCTAGTTCTTCAAAAGGATTAGCTGAAAGTTTGTGAAAGTATTCTGCATCTGATCCAGAAAATTCAAAGATAGTTTGATCTGCATCTCCCACCATATAGTAATGTTCATCTTTAACATTCCGAGCCATTTTATTTATAGCTTTCAATTGAGGAACGTTGCTGTCTTGAGCTTCGTCTATGATGAGTGCATCTATTTGAGGATCCTTTGCGATTTGAGTAAACTCTTCTACCATATCTTCAAAATCACAAATGTTATATTCTTTTTTATAGTTAATATAAACTTCATACAATTCTGTTAGAAGTTTAATATTATTGTAAGGTTTGTAGTCAGTTGGAATACATTTTCTCCAGAATTGTTCTAGTGTTAAACCTTTTCCTCTTGCTGCTTTTACATATTTATAAAAGCCGTGTTTTTCTAAATTTTTTTCAGTGCTAAAAAAATGTCTATTAAGTGCGACTAAATTGGCGTGATCAGTTACTTCATCAAATTTTTCTTTGTGAGGAACTTTGCTTCGACAATACTTATGAATAGTACAGATTCTATATTTAAAAAATTTCTTTCTTAAGCCTCTCTCTTTCATTTCCGGTAACTCTAGAATAGCATCTCTAATTTCATCAGCCGCTACATTAGTATGAGAAAGAATAATTATATTTTCTGGAGAATATTTATTTAATAAATCCTTATATAATTTTACAATAAATTTATGAGTTTTACCTGTACCCGGAGGACCAGCTACAAATCTAGGAGTCATTGGTTATCTCCTTAAAGTCTCCTTCAACTGTAATATCTTCCTTATCAATGTCAGGACTATCTATTCTCCAAGACACACAAGACTTGTCTTGAAATTTTCCTCTATTCTTTTTAGCTTTTAATACTCTTTGAATTTTAAGTACCAAATCTACTCTATTTAAATTAACTTTCTTGCTTTCTAAATAATCTTCGAAGTTGTCCAGATTAAATTCTAAAAAGTTTTTAGGATGATTAAAATAAGGTAATCCATATTGAGCTAATTCTTTTTTATCTGAGTATGCTTTAACTTGTCTAATGTAATTTTTAAAATGTTTAACAAATCTTAATTCTTCTTCTGCTTCTTCTACATAATCTTGGGACTTAGTTCTCTTTTCATACTTCTGTCTCATTATTGTTTCAAAATCTTTTGGGGGCATTTTAGGAACCCATAAAGATGCTTTACTAATAACTGCATCATAAAATAATTTTTGATTCATGAGCGTTGGTCCGTCAACAATGATTTGTTTTTCTTTTAATTCTCCTTCTAATAAAGTATTTACTTTAACAATGTATCTATCACTTCCATATTCAATAATATCTCCGATAGATTCCTGAGCAATTTCTTTTCCTGCTACATGTTTTGCTCCTACCCATTTAAATAATTCTGAAACTACTTTAGGAGAACACCCAATAATTTCTGCTAGTTTAGGAATGCCTAAATTTTTATTTGCTTTCTGTCCGCTTGTACCTTTAGCCATTCGTTTGTTGGCCTCTTCATCATTAGATTCAGTGGCTAAATTGTAAACAAATTCATCTACATCTTCTATATCCCACGTAGTATGCTTGAGTAATACTCCTGCCACAGCTGTACAATAGGCGTCTCTCTGGCCCTGTGGAGCGTATAAAAGACAAAGTGCGGTAGAGAGAGCCACTTTACCTACATCTGCTCTTAAATCGCCTGTATATTCGTTTATACCTACATATTTCTCCCATTTAACCATTTCGTTGGCTTTACTATACTTAGATTCCGGAACAATAGTATATCGATCACTTCCATTTCGGAGTTCGCATAGCATGGAACCATGACGTAAATCTTCATATCTATCTTTTAATTCTTTGGGTAAATTAAATTGAGTAAAATCTAAAGTTCCTTTCCACCAGTAATGACTTCGTGGATTTCCAGCTCTTCCAGAAATTGCTCCACACGATCTCACATATTGATCAATAAATCTTTTAGCTAAATCATTATCTATATCCAGATCAATACTATGATCTAGTCTTAATGCAATTTCACAGTGACGATAATTATTTTTCCATTCTTCTTTCGTTATTTTAAAATTTGGATTAGTCCAATCTTTGACAATTGGAGTACCTCGCATACAAGGAATGATAATATAACCAGCATCAATCCAGTCTTCATAAGTAACAGGAGCTTTATTTTTTACTAACATAAATCCACCTCTGATTAAGGGGTTCCTAGGAACCCCTTAATCTTTTTTCCTAGTCCACTCTCGCTTCCTAGAAAATTCAGAAATTATAAATTAATTTCCTTTTTGGGTTCTACGCTAGACTCATGTTTCGCTTCTACTTCTCCTTTGTTAACTCTTTCAGAAAAAGTTTTAGCTACTTCATAAACAGATTTGTCTTGAATCGGTCCTTTTAAAGACACATCCCATCCAAACCATGTTCCCTTGTCATTAGACATTTGAACAGCTTTTAGATTATAAATGTGGCTGTAAGTTGGCGGTGTAAACAATCCATTTTTGCCTTGCATTTTTAATCCCATCATTAATGAATTCCACTTTCTACTTACTTTAAGTTGAGTAGCCTTCATTGAAATTAATGCAGTTGTTGGAGTTTTACCTAGAAGAACAACAAAGTGACTTGCTGTGGTCTCTAAATAATTTCCATTAGCTAATCTATCTTTGTTATCTTTGCTTCTTTGGGTTTTAGGCAAACTATCAGAAGCTTCATATATGTTCACAGGTGCGCCCATACTTGCTCCTCTATCTTGCCATTCAATATACTGTCTTTTATAAAAGACTGGAAGTACATCGATTCCCTTCTCACCATTGAACAACTCACTTGAAACAGTATTGATAATCATACCAGGTTGTGCACCTTCTATGTATTTCGCATGCTGTTTGTTGATCTCCGGCGATAAATGACCCAGAACTTTTAAGAATGGTAACGCAAGATCATCCTGCGCTATGTTCTGTGATCCTTTATTAGCATCTGCTTCAAATAAATTTGAGGACAATGCTCCGGCAGTGTTACGTACTGCAACGTTTGTTTCATTTTTCATGTTTATTGTTTCCTTTTTATTGTTGTTTTATTTCCAACGAATACGTTGAAAAGTTCCGTTGGCATTTCTTTACCTGCCTCTAAACGTTCACGGACTAACGCTTTGAGAGTCATAGGTTCGACCTTCAACTTCTGTGTCGGTTCAAACCCGTGACTCTTCGCAAGGTTGGCATAATCAGCCGCCTTGTTATCTTCGTTACGACCAAAAGATACGAGTATCTCGTTTTTGATTATATCTCCTAGTCCATTGTTACGAAGCCAGTTAAACGCCGCTTCCTTATTCGCTTGTGTAATAGTAGCGTTATAATGCGGCTTTACATCTACAGAAGAACCATCTGCTAGCTTAAGTTGGGATAAACCCATCTCAGACATCATAGTTGGTATTACTTCTCCAGATAAATTTTCAATTTGTTTTTTATGTTCTTTAAGAGCATCTTCTCTTATTTCAAGTTCATGCTGCATTTCTTCTAATTGTTTTATTTTATCAGCAAGTTTATCTACATTTTCTGTCTTG